GGGAGACGTTGCCGCAATTCTGAAGTCTGAGACATCCCTCCCAGCGGAATTTGCTACCAAGATCGGCACCATCTATGAAGCTCGCGTGACTGATAAGGTCCAGAGCATCACTGAAGAAATTGTATCCGAATACAACACCATGTTTGAAGAGGCTGTCATTGAAGTCCGCGATGCCTTGACTGAACAAGTCAATGACTATCTCAGCTACGTGGTTGAAGAGTGGATGAAGCAGAACGAATTGGCCATCGAAAAGGGTCTCCGTTCAGAACTCACTGAAGAATTTGTCAGTGGAATGCGCGATTTGTTCCAGCAACACTACATCGACATTCCTTCTGAGAAGGTTGACCTCGTGAACGAATTGGCCACAAAGGTTGAGGATTTGACCGCTGCATTGAATGAGTCCGTAGCCAAGAGCGTCGAACTCAAGAAGCAATTGGGCGAATCAAAGAAAATAGAAATTGTCAACGGAATCTGTGAAGGATTGACACAGACTCAAGTTGAGAAAGTTCGAACCCTCGCAGAGAGTGTCGAATTCACCGCAGAAGGTGATTATACATCAAAGGTTACCACAATCCGAGAGAACTACTTTCCGATTACTACGGGAAGAAAAACAGACACCAATGCCAAGATGTTGACTGAAGTGTCTGAGCAGATGACAGAAGAGAAGGCAGCGGTTGATCCCGCAGTCGCCTCGGTTGTTGCGTCACTTGCAAAGAGCTTGAAATAATCACCAATACCATTCACAAGGAGTATCCACTATGTTTCAATCAGAAGGTTTAGAGAAGAAGTGGGCCACAGTCCTCGATATCGCAGGACTCCCACCAATCACAGATAAGCACAAGAGATCAGTTACCGCCATTGTTCTTGAGAACCAAGCAATCGCCCTCAAGGGTGATGCTCAGATGTTGTCGGAAACCGCGTTGAACGCAACCGGTGGTGGTCTGACTGGTGGAGCCGCAGCAGCGGGTCCAATGGCCGGTTATGATCCAATCCTCATTTCCCTAGTTCGTCGTTCACTTCCTAACCTCATCGCTTATGACATTTGCGGAGTGCAGCCAATGACCGGTCCAACTGGATTGATCTTTGCGATGCGTTCCAACTATGCCAATGCGACAGCGCGTTTGGATGAAGCATTCTATCAGGAAGCTAACTCTAGCTTCACTGGTACTGGTGTGGCTCAGACTGCATTGACGTTGACCGCAAGCGGTAACACAGCAGCCGTGTTCGCAACTCCAGTCAACCCAGGTGTTGGTATTGCAACGTCCGTGGCGGAAGGTTTGGGCGATGGTACTAACCCAGCATTCTCAGAAATGGGTTTCTCAATCGAGAAGGTAACTGTTACTGCAAAGTCTCGTGCTTTGAAGGCAGAATACACTCTTGAATTGGCCCAGGACTTGAAGGCTGTTCATGGTTTGGATGCTGAGACAGAATTGTCTAACATCCTCTCCGCAGAAGTTCTTTCCGAAATCAACCGTGAAGTTATCCGTACCATTTACTCGGTCGCCAAGGTTGGTTGCCAGGTTGGTACGACAACCGCAGGTACCTACGATCTCGACACCGACTCAAACGGTCGTTGGATGGTAGAAAAGATCAAGGGACTCGTGTTCCAGATCGAGCGCGAAGCGAACACAATCGCCAAGCAGACTCGTCGTGGCAAGGGTAACGTGGTTGTGTGTTCCTCAGACGTGGCCTCAGCGTTGGCACTCGCAGGAGTGTTGGACTATGCCGGTGCGTTGAAGGATAACATCGCTCTCAACGTGGACGACACAGGCAATACCTATGCAGGTACCTTGCTCGGTCGTTACAAGGTTTACATTGATCCTTACTTCCCAGCCGCACAGACCCAGGAGTTTGCAGTGGTTGGTTATAAGGGTTCCAATGCGTTTGACGCAGGACTCTTCTACTGCCCATACGTTCCTCTCCAGATGGTCCGCGCCATTGATACCGCAACCTTCCAGCCAAAGATCGGGTTCAAGACCCGTTATGGTTTGGTTGCCAACCCATTCGCTGAAGGCAGCGTCCAGGGCTTGGGTGCACTCAATGTCCGCGCAAACATGTACTACAGAAGTTTGAAGATAGCTAACCTCGCGTAATCTGAGCCGGTAAAGTGTTTCTAAGTCAGGGGGTTCCGAAAGGGACCCCCTTTCTTTTTGTCTTGACTTCGCACCATAAATAGGGTATACTTGGGGCTCACCTCAATAAAGGAGACCTATGGCTATTTGGCTTTTGCTGATGGTGTTATTGACCCCAGTTGGTGGGTTCCAGTCTACCTATGTCTTAAATAAATTCGACACTTCGGATGAATGTGGCACTGAGCAAAAACGCATTGCTGAGGATATGGCTGCTGCCTATCCAGGTGATAAAAGCTACCGTATCGAGTGCCGCGAGAAAAACACTCCAGGAATACAAACTTCAGCATCCATTTCTGCCGAACAGATGAATTATACACAGATTATTACGAAGTGGGCACAGGCTCGGCACCCACAAGAAGTCATCAACTTCAAAGTTATGACAGTCAAACCAGTACAGACAGACAATGGGGCCAACGGTATTATAGCATTCCAAGTCCATTTGTTCTACAGCGAGAAGACCGAATCATATATTCTCTTCATTAAAAACGATAAGATACTTGGCTGGATCTATGCTGGAGAGGCAGAAGCAGACACACAAGAAGACGAACAAGAGATATTCTCATATAAGGATCAAACGTAATGGCCATACCATCTGTTTCACACACACCAGGCAACCCAAATCAACTTCATCCCAACAAATTCACCGTAGCATTTTCAGCACTGCCGAATATTGAGTATTGGGCCCAGTCTGTCAATGTCCCAGGTATTTCGTTGGGAGAAGCTTACCGAGCCACACCGTTCCTAGACATTTATGAACCTGGTGATAAGTTAATCTTCAGTCCCTTCTCCATGACGTTCATTGTAGATGAAGATCTGAGGGGATGGATGGAAGTCTATACCTGGATGCGTGGATTGGGATTTCCTGCAAAATTTGAAGAATATCAAAATCTTGGCAAACGACTCACGGCCTGGGCTGTGCCCAAACCCCAATTCTCCGATGCGACACTCACGATCTTGGATTCCAAATCCAACCCCAATATTCGCGTCAAAATGACGAATTGCTTTCCCACGAGTTTAACAGATATTCTCATGTCTTCCACCGTCTCACCAGAATCGCCACTCACCGCCGATGTGGTCTTCCGATATGACATATATGAAATTGAAGTGCTTTCTCATTGACATTCGTTCTCAATTGTGATATAATATCCCATTTAACATGAGGTTCCAACACCATGATATTAGACATATCCAAACCTTCTCCTGCCCAAGTGGATGCACTCCTTGAAGAGTGGAATAAAGATGCCAAAATTGACAAATTAGAACCCGCAGACGAATTGCGGAAGATTCCAATGTTACATGCTAAATATATCAACATCCTGAGTGTGCATCGTCGTGCCTTCAAAGAAAATGAGCGTAGGAACACGAAACTCAGACGAATCAAGTACGAATATTACATGGGTCGCCTGGACCAAGAAACTCTCAAAAAGTATAATTGGCAACCATTTCTCTATGTGCTAAAAACGGGTGATCTGGCTATGTATATGGAGTCCGACTCAGATCTCCTCAATGCGAAAGCGGTGCTCGCCATTCATGAAGAGATGATGGATCTCTGTGAACGTATCATCAAGGAATTGGGATCACGCACCTATCAACTAAAAGATGTCATAGCCTGGGAAAAGTTTATTTCAGGTGGTCATTAACACGGAGGAATTTTATGTATACCTATAATGCAAAACTTGTTCGCGTTCTCGATGGTGATACCGTTGAAGCCAACATCGACCTGGGCTTTGATATTCACTATGTTGCCAAGATTCGCTTGAGTGGCATCAATGCGCCAGAAATGAAGACCCCACAGGGGCAACCTGCCAAGGAACACCTGGCCAATCTACTCACCAACCAGGACTTTGTAGTCACCACAAAGATTAATAAGGAGTTTGAGAAATATGGGCGGGTATTGGGTGAAATCACCATCAATGGCGTGAGCATCAATCAGCAGATGATAACCGAGGGGTTCGCAGTAGTTATGAAGGGATAGAATATTTTTTATTATGTCCAACATATTCGTGAGTAAAAGGAATGAAGCATTTATTCAAATCTCATGCGACGAAGGCGTTAGTCAGGAGCTATCGGATTATTTCACCTTTTTCGTTCCAGGATATAAATTCCAGCCCCTTTTCAAGCAAGGAGTGTGGGACGGAAAGATTCGTCTATATAATCATAGGGCTGGTACTCTTCCTGGTGGGCTTGTGGGTTATGTGCAGAAATTTGCTCAAGACCGTCGATATGATCTTTCAATCGATGATGCCGTTCTCCTAACGACAAATTTTTCTGTTGCCGAGGCGCAAGCCTTTGCAGACTCTCTCAAGCTCCCCCATGTGCCCCACGATTATCAAATCGAAGCATTTGCCAAGACTATTCGCAATCGTCGCATTCTCATTGTGAGTCCCACAGCATCGGGCAAGTCACTTATCATTTACATGATCGTGCGGCAACTCCTCCTCAGTCATATCAAAGGCATTATTATTGTTCCGACCACTTCACTGGTGGAACAATTGTTTGACGACTTCAAAAAGTATGGATGGAATGTGGATAAGTATGTGCATCGGATGTACTCAGGAAAAGAAAAGAAAAGTGAGCATTTCCTGACTATTTCTACCTGGCAGACGTTGCACCGGCAAGATCCAGAATACCTGAAGCAGTTTGATTTTGTGATTGGTGATGAAGCCCACCAGTTCAAGGCTAAGTCCCTCACTCAAATCCTTTCTAATCTCACGAATGCTGATGTACGGGTCGGCACGACCGGAACATTAGACGGTACCAAGACCCATCAGCTTGTTTTAGAAGGTCATTTTGGACCCGTGTTTGTCCCTGCTACCACCAAACAATTGATGGATTCTGGCAAATTGGCACCATTGAAAATCAAGTGCCTAATCCTGAAATACCCCGAACCTATCTGTGCGGCCCATAGAAAATCAGATTATCAAGCAGAGTATGATTTTATCGTGAATTACGCTCCGCGAGCGAAATTTATTCGCAATCTCGCCCTGTCATTAGAAGGCAACACACTGGTGATGTTTCAGCTTGTCAAAAAGCACGGGAAACCCATGTATGATGATATTGCGGCTCACGCCAAACCTGATCGTCCGGTGTATTTCATCTATGGAGGAGTGGATACAATTGAACGTGAAGAGATTCGTAAACTCATGGAGGCTCACACCAATGCCATTATTGTAGCATCCTATGGTACATTCAGCACGGGTATCAATATTCCCAACCTCAATAACGTCATTTTTGCGGCTCCCTCAAAATCCAGACTTAGAAATCTCCAAACGATTGGACGTGGACTACGAACGTCTACAGGAAAGACCCATGCAACTTTATTCGATATTGTAGATGATCTCCGCATTGGGAAGCGACAAAACTTTCTCATCAAGCATTTCGTGCACAGAGCAGAGATGTACAGTAGCGAGAAATTCGAATTTAAGCAATATTTGATTGACATAGGGTGATGAGTGTGGTATAATTACTCTTCACTCACCTCCAACTACTAAAGGACCACATATGATCGAATCCAAGGTGCTTATGCTCCTCATGGAGCGTGGAGAAATTATTATTTCAGAGGTGTCTTATGACCAGACCAAGCCTGGTCTCGCTACGTTCATTACCCCTGCGGTTATTCTTGTGGAACGTGGTCCCCATGGAGTCCTGGGATTCATGCTATCCGCATGGCTTCCCTCTGAACTCATGACCAACACCCATATTACTCTGTCCCAACATCTCTTAACCGGCACAATGGTGCCAAACCCAGAGATGGTTAGTTTCTATACCGCATGGGCCAAGACCGAACGCGATAAAATGAAATCATTTGGAAAGGATTTCACCGCACAAATTCAAGCGATTGAAAAATATCATGTAGATAAGTATCATAGTTCGAAGCATCGCCAGAAGAAAGACATCTTTATCTCCTCCCCAGAGGTTTCTCCTGAAGTTATTGCACTCTTTGAAGACGAAAATGGGGGATGGGGTGATCCTTCAACATCACACTAAAAAGGAATTTATGCCAAAACCTAAGATCCGCAATGAATATGTCAACAACGCAGAATTGCTCGCCGCACTGATTAAACACCGCAAAGCCGTTGCAGCGGCTAAGAAAAAACGACAACCCGCTCCTCAATTCAATGAATACATCGGCATCTGTTTTCTCAAGATTGCCGAGCATCTATCACGCAAACCCAATTTCATGTCCTATACGTTTCGTGAAGATATGGTTGCCGATGCGGTAGAAAATTGTATCCAATATGGACATAATTTTGATCCAGCCAAATCAGAACATCCCTTCGCTTATTTCACCCAGATTATCGCATGGGCCTTTTTACGTCGAATCAGCAAAGAGAAGAAAGAACTCTATGTGAAGTACAAGGCCACCGAGCAGTTGGGATTCTTACAACCCACTGAACGCCACGATCTTGAAGAACTGGGACATGGGGCTGGCCGACCGTTTTCAGTTTATGAAAATATCAGCGACTTTATTCAAGCATTTGAGCAATCACGCAAGGCTAAGAAGCGCAAGAAAATGAAAATCAGAGCCAGTTCAACTCATGGAACTCTTAAATTTGTGGGGGATAGATAATGGCAAATCAGTTTTCACCCCAGTCTCGCCTTAATAGGATTGCGGCAATGGGAAGAGGAGATAAAACTTATGAAAGCTTAACTCCTTGTAAGAACTGCAAAAACACATTGAAGCGAGTTTCTTCATCTGGCTGTGTTAGTTGTTCAAATATAAGAAATGCGCCTAAACTCTTTGATGGAACGATGGATAGATATAGAAGTCCAGAAAAAACAAAGAAGAGATTGATAATCTGGAGAAAGAATAATCCTGAAAAAGTCCAGGCCCAAAGACAAAGAGTAAAATCTTATCAAACAGCTTACCAGAGTGGCAGGAGAACGAAGTTGTTACAACAAACTCCATCGACTGCCAATTCCCAAGCTATTCTCATATTATACGAAGAAGCGAGAGCATTGACCCGTTCTACAGGAATACCTCACGAAGTAGACCATATTATTCCTATTTGTAGAGGTGGATTACATCATCAAGACAACTTACAGATTCTTACAATGAATGCAAACAGACGGAAAGGTGGACGGTTATGAAATTGGCTTTGATATCAGATACTCATGCAGGGGCCAGAGGTGATAATCCCCACATCAATGATTTCTTTTTTCGATTCTGGGACAACATCTTCTTTCCAGCCCTCGCAGAACACAAGGTAGATCGAGTGGTGCATCTTGGTGATGTGGTGGATCGCCGCAAGTTCATCAACTTTGCCATTTGGGATAAGTGGCAGACTTGCTTCTTTGATCGATTAAATAACGAATTCAAGATTCCCATTGACTTGCTCACTGGAAATCATGACTGCTACTACCGCAATACCAATGACGTGAATGCCTTAAAGGAATTGATCTCTAAATATCCGAACGTCCGTATTTTCAGTGAACCCCAGGATATGCAATATGGCAGTCTTCTGGTT